GCTGCAAAAGCTGCAAGACCAGAAAAATTTAGAAAAGCATCTGAGGCTGATCAAAAAGGAAATAAAGAAATGTTAAAAAACTTAAGACTGAAAGATTTTGAATAATGACTACTTCAGGCACTACAACATTTGATTTAGATATAGAAGAAGTAATAGAAGAAGCATACGAAAGATGCCAATCATCAACTACTTCTGGATATGCATTACGTAGTGCAAGAAGATCATTAAATTTATTATTTTCTGAGTGGGGTAATAGAGGGGTTCATCTTTGGAAAGTTGAATTACAAACAGCTGCTTTAGTTTATGGTCAGGCAGAATATACAACTCCACAAGCAACTAACGATGTACTAGAAGCTTACGTATCTTCTTCAAATACTACTGCACAAAATACAAATGATGTGTCTTTAGATAAAATAAGTAGATCAGCTTACGCAGATTTACCTAATAAAGGACAAATAGGACAGCCTTCACAATATTATGTGGATAGACAAACAAACCCCAAAATATACTTATATTTAACACCTGACTTATCAAATTATACATATTTAAAATATTATGTAATTAAAAGAATTCAAGATGCTGGAAGTTACACAAATACTCCAGATGTTCCATATAGATTTTTACCATGTATGGTTTCAGGACTTGCTTATTATTTATCTATGAAGATTAATCCAAAATTAACTGAACAGTTAAGATTGTATTATGAAGATGAATTACAAAGAGCTTTAACTGAAGATGGTCAAAGAACATCTGTATTTATATCACCACAAGCTTACTATGGGAATTTATTATAATGGCTAATTTTTCAAGAGGTAAATTTTCACAATCGATATCAGATAGGTCTGGTCAAGCATTTCCTTATCAACAAATGGTTAAGGAGTGGAATGGATCATTAGTTCATGTTTCTGAATACGAACCAAAACATCCTCAACTTGATCCTAAACATCATAAAGCTGATGCACAGGCTTTAAAAAACACACGCGCGCAGGACTTTAGTTTTACTTCTGGAGGTAATGGTGAAGCCATTGCTAATTTAACTTTACCTGGTTCATTTGCTTATAATTCTAATGGTATGCAACCTTTAGATCCATCTTTCCAAAACTCTCAAAGAACATTTGGAATTTATACAGGTCAAGTAACTATAGTGATATCATAATGGCTATAACATACGCAGCATTTTTAACTCAAATTCGAAACTACACTGAAGTAGATAGTAATGTTTTAACAGATTCTTTAATTGATCAATTTATTAGAAATACTGAATTAGATTTAGCAGATAAAGTAGACTATGATGATTTAAGAAAATATGCAGATTCAACATTTACTGCTAATAATAAATACCTTTCAGTTCCGGCAGATTGTTTAATTCCAAGAGCTTTGTTTGTTGCAACATCTGGAACAACAGCAACAGGAACAGTTGTTTACCTTGAAAAAAGAGATCAAACATTTATGAGGGAATATAATAATACAGGATCTACTGGTACTCCAAAATATTGGGCTAATTGGGATGATTTCACTGTAATTGTTGCACCTAGGCCATCAAGTGCATTTCCTGTGCAATTAGAGTATATTAAAGATCCCCCTCATTTTACTTCAACAAACAGCACTTATATTTCAACTTATTTTGAAAACATATTATTATACGGAGTATTAGGAGAAGCTTTTTCATATCTAAAAGGTCCTATGGATATGTACAATCTTTATAAAACAAAGTATGATGAGGAATTACAAACTTTTGCTCTTCAACAAATGGGTAGAAGACGCAGAGGTGAGTATGATGATGGTGTACCAAGAATTAAAATTAATTCACCATCACCAAGAAGTATTGAACCATAATTTAAGGAGAAAACATGGCTATAACAACAAACGCAATTGCGAATTCGTTCAAAGGACAAATCCTAAGAGCAATACACAATTTCACAGCATCGACTGGTAATACATTCAAACTTGCAATGTATCAAACAGATGCAACATTAGGTGCATCAACAACATCTTATACATCTTCACAAGAAGTATCATCTTCAGGATATACTGCTGGTGGAAAAGCATTAGTTAATTCTGGTGTTAAAGTATCAGGTGCTGTAGCAATTACAAATTTTGCAAACGTATCTTTTACAGGTGTAACTTTGACAGCTCAAGGTGCATTAATTTATAACGACACAGCAGCAGGCGATCCTGCAGTATGTGTACTAGACTTTGGCGGACCAAAAACCGCAACTGCTGGAACTTTTACAGTTCAGTTCCCAGCATTTACAACTAGCGCTGCAATTATTAGAATTGGTAACGCGTAAATTTTAAGGAGGGCCAAGTGGCAGATATTATATTTTACATATCACCACTTGGTGCTCATACCATGTTAGGAAAATAACATGGCTGACGAAACAGTAATCATATCATCACCTGGTTTAGTCACTTGGGGCAGTGGTACCTTTGGTGATGGTTCTTATGGTGGTCAAGAATTATCCTTAGGTTTGTTACAAGGTACAACTACAACTTCAATTGATGTTGAAGTAAGTGTTACAGGAACTCAATTAGCATTTGCAATTAATTCTGTAACTATAGATATTGGGGTTGAACCTTTAGTCACAGGTTCACAAATTAATTTAACTATTGATTCTGTTATTGCTTCAATTCCAGAAACAGTAACTGTTTCTGGTTCTCAAATTAATTTAACAGTTGGAAATGAAACGGTTGATATTCAACCTGATGCAGGTTGGGGTGTTGCGGGTTGGGGTGTAGTTCCTTGGGGTGAAGAACCAGATGTTATTGCAACAGTTACAGGAACAGCTTTAGCTGCTTTTGTTCATCCTGTTGACACAAATGCAGATGGTAATGAATCTGTAAACGTAGATGAAGATGATGATATTGTTATATATTTAAATAGCGTCACTTCAACTGCTGATGCTAATGTAGATGTCACTGGATCTCAAGTAAATTTAGTAACGGGATCTTTAACCATAAGTGCAAATGCAAGTGTTGACGTAACAGGTTCACAAATTAATTTAACAGCAGGTTCTGCTACAGCAGCAGCTGGAGCTTCTGTTGATGTAACAGGTACACAAATAAATATAATAACTGGTGAGGTAATTGAAGTTATTACAGTAGATGTATTTCCTATAGGATCTCGAATCAATATAACAGAAGGATTAGCCGGGGCTGTTATAACTGGAGATGCAAATGTATCTGTTACAGGATCTCAGATAAATTTAACCGTAAACCAAGTAGGAGTTTCCGCTGATGGTAATATAAGTGTTGTTGTTGATGAAAATCAAATAAATATTGCAATTGGAAATGAAACTACATCATCCGATGCTAATGTAACACTTACCGGTTCTCGAATTAACTTAAGTACAGGCCAAGTAGATATTGCATTTGGTTACGACGTTACCGGATCTAGAATAAATACCCTTATAAATTCAGTAACTGTTACTGGTAATGCTAATGTAGATGTTACTGGTATTCGCTTGAATACTTCAATAGGATCTGCTAATGTAACGGCTTGGGCAGAAGTACAAACAGGGGCTAATAATATTTGGACTCCGGTTGACTTAGCTGCTTAAATATATTATTTTAATTAAATAGGAGCATAAATGGCATCAAGTTACTCTACAGACCTCAAGATAGAATTAATGGTCACTGGCGAAAATGCTGGTACCTGGGGTGAAAAAACTAATGACAATTTAAACGTAATTCAACAAGCTATTGCTGGATACGGAGAACAAAGTATAGCGGGTAGTGCTCAAACTACAGCTTTAACAATTGCAAATTCACCAACATTATCTGTTGCAAGAAATATCGTAATAAAATTAACAGGAACAATTACAGGAAATCAAATCGTAACAGTTCCATCAGGAATTGAAAAAACTTGGATTGTATCAAATGGTACAACAGGTGCATTTACAGTAGAATTTAAAACAGTTAGCGGAACAGGTGCTACTTGGTCTACAACTGATAAAGGAATTAAAATATTATATTCTGATGGAACAAACATTAACTCAACAGACTTAAGCACATTATCTGGAACAGTTGCTTCTGCACAAATTGCAAACCTAGCAGTAACATCTGCTAAACTTGCGTCATTTGCAGTAACTGAAGCAAGACTTGCATCATTTGCAGTTACAACTTCAAGACTTGCAACAAATGCTGTTACAGCTATTAAAATTGCACAATCTACAATTACACAATCAAAACTAGCAACAGGTTCTGTTGGAGCAGATCAATTAATTGCAACAGCAGTTACTCCAGGAACCTATACAGCAGCTACAGTTACAGTTGATGCTGATGGTCGTATTACTGGCGCATCATCTGGATCAGCAGGTGCTGGTGGATTTGTACCAACTCTTTTACAAGCAGGTCCTGCATCTGGAACATATACAGCCGCACCAACCGCAAATAGATTAGCGATATATATGTATGCCGGAGGAGGAGGAGGAGCTGGAAGTGGTAATGCCGATAATGCTACAGGTGGTTCTGGTGGTCCTGGTGGATATGGATTTTATAATAAACCAATTACACAACCATTTGCTCAACCTTATTCAGTAGCTGGTCCTGGACCAAGAAGAGGAAGTGGTGGAAATACTACAATTGCAAACGTTGGAACAGTAAATGGTGGTGGTGGTGGAAATTATGCACCTGGTACTGCTAATGGAAATGTAGGAACAACAGGAACTGCCCCTGGAGCAACTTTAGGTATGTATAGTCCAAGTTCTTTTTTCTTGGCATCTTTTCCAGGTACCGGTGGGGCAGGAGTTGCTGCGCCTAACCCGTCAGCGGGAGTAGGTGGAGTAGGTTATTTATTAGTTTTAGAAAATACAGGAACATAAAATGCCATATTTTATTTTTAATAAAAATCAAGAAAATATTATTGGATCAATTTACAAAATTTGTGAAAATGAAAATGATTTAAATAATTTAAATATTATTAAATCGGACTATAAAATAATAGAGGATTCACAAGAAAATTTTAATGCTGTTAAATATGGTACAAAATTCCCTGAAAAATTTAATTCTAATAATATTACTTATTCAAATCATTCACCTTCTTTTACTAAAGAAAATTTAACTATTTATGTAAATTCTTTAAAAGAACAAATATTACAATTTATTAATAACAATCCTAATCATTCATTATATAATCTTTGGAATAATTATTTTAATCAATTAAATTCATTAAATTTAAATAGTATTGAATATCCTTTAAATAAATCATTAGAACAGTATTTTTATGATTTAGGACAACCCTCATATAATATTTTACAACTACCTTAAAAAATGATACGAAAGTATCATGTTTGATAAAGAAATAGAATTTAGTGCTCACGAAGATTATTTTGCATTAAAAGAAGATTATCCAATACCTGCAAAATTAAACATACCAGAATGGTATAAAAATTTAGAACATACTATAATAAATAGAACAGTTAAAGGATGCATGCCTTTTTTAGATTCTTTAACAGCTGGGTACATATTAAAAATGCCTCAAGATTTTTATATTAGACACAACGTAGATAGTAAAAATGAAAAAGGAGAAAACTTTAAAGACTGTTTCCAAAATTTTGGATTACAAACTTGGAGAGAAAGAATTAGCGCAAAATTATTAAATTTAAATGCAGGAGTTGATGTACATCCAACCGTACAAGTAATGAATTCACCTTTTGTTGAAAAAAATAAAAATTTACCATTACATAAAATCTTAAACCCATGGAAAATAAAAACACCAAAAGGATATTCTTGTTTATTTGTTCCACCAATGAATACTTCTGATGATAGATTTTCTATTATCCCTGGAATAGTTGATACAGACACCTTCCCTAATGAAATTAATTTTCCATTTGTGGTTAACGGTGATAAATATCCTATTTTAGAAACATTAATTAAAAAAGGAACCCCTTATGCTCAAATAATTCCTTTTAAGAGAGATTCTTGGAAAATGAACCTTAAACCTAGAAAAAAAGAAGAAATAGTAAATTCAATGGTTTTTTTTGCATTAACTATTATAAATTCTTACAAAGAAAAATATTGGAGTAAAAAATCATGGAAATAAAAAATTTTATAAAAATATACGATGAGGTTTTACCTTGGAATGTTTTATCAAATTTAATTAAATTTGCTAATGTTGCGAAATTTAAAGATGCTGAAATTGGTGGCGAAAAAGAATATGTAAAAAATTTTAATGTTAGAAGAACTTATACTTGCCCACTATCTAATATGAGCAACTATATTTCTGATGTTCATTGGTTTAATTTATTACATTTTTATTTTAATAAAAATTTAAATAAATATAAATTTGATTTAAATATATTAGATTATAGTTATAAAAATATTTTTGATATTGAAATTTTAAAATATGAAAACACTGGATTTTATACATGGCACGTAGATCATTTTGCAGAAATTCCAAGAACAATGAGTTGTATATTGCTTTTAAATAATGATTATGAAGGTGGAAATTTATGGTTTAGGAATCCAGATGGATCAGGAGAATGGGAAGTAGATGTTAAACCAAACAGAATGATTATTTGGCCTAGTAATTTTTTGTATCCGCATACAGTTAAACCAGTGACGAAAGGAAAAAGGTATTCAGTTGTAGCATGGGCACTATAAAAGATTTTAAATATAAATTAATTAAAAATTTTTTAACAAAAGAAGAGGTTAAATTATTAACTGATTATTGTAGGATTAAACACAGAATAAATTTTGATTCTTTTGATTCTCAACAAAATGATAATGGAGATACTTTTTTTTATGGAGACTCATTAATGGAATCTTTAATGGTTAATAAATTAGAATTAATGCAAAAAGAAACAGGACTTGAATTACTACCAACCTATGCATTTTGGAGAATGTACACAGTAAATGCCGATTTAAAAAAACACACCGATAGGGAATCTTGCGAAATTAGTGTAACGGTTATGATAGGGTCTGATAAAACACCTTGGCCAATATATATGAATGGAGCAGAAATTAATATGGAACCAGGCGATGCCGCAATATATTTAGGTTGTGAAATAGAACATTGGAGAGAAGAATTTAAAGGAGATTGGCATGCTCAAACTTTTTTACATTATGTTGATAAGAATGGACCTAATAAAGAATGGTTTAAAGATAAAAGATTATTATATGGAGTACAAAAATGATTTTTAAACAATACGAAGACGGTTCATGCGATATTGTTTTTTCAAAAAAAGAAAGATTAAGACTTTTTTTAAAAGGAAAACTGCACTTATCAGATGAAAATTTAAGACATTTTGGAAATAACTTAGTTAAAATTGTAGCAGATTGGCAATTAAAATTTAAGGAAGAGATAGCCAATAAACCAACTTTTACAGATACAAAAATAAAATCTGATTAGATGATTGAAGTTATAAAAAATATTTTACCAAAAGAAATTAATAAAAAAATTATTTTGTTTTTATTGAAATCAAGAAATTGGGGAATAGCAAAAGATAAAGGAGGAGAAGTAGAATTATTAAATGAATTAATTGGCACATCTGGAAAAGATTACGGTTTTTCTTTACAAACTCTTGATGTTAAAGATGGAATATATATTGAGGGACCATTAAATTTATATGCAGAAATAATTTATGAAATAATTAAAAAACATACAAAATACAAATTTTTAAAACCAATGAGGTTTTATTGGAATTACTATAATAATTTTTCTCAAACATTACCACATAAAGATAGAGATGAGAATTTTTATTTAAGTTTTGTATATAATTTACATGACAATGATGGAGGAACAAAAATAAATGATGAGTTTTTTAAATCAAATTCAGGTGAAGCTATTTTATTTCCAAGTAACTGTATGCATGTAGGTATTTCTTCATCTAATACAAAAGGAAGATTTAATTTAAACTGCATTGTAGAATTAGAGAGATCTATATAATTTTACATGAAAAATATTTATTTTTTAATTGGTTTACCGAGAGCTGGAAACACTCTTTTAGGGTCTTTATTAAATCAAAATAAAAAAATTTCTCTCACTGCAAATACACTACTTTGTGATGTAATTGAAAATATAGAGTCTCTTAAAAATTCTTTAATTTTTAAAAATTTTCCAGACCATAATTCGTTGGATAATGTAGTTAAAAATATATTTAATAACTATTATAATGATTGGAATGCTGAACATATTATAGATAGGGGACCTTGGGGCACACCTTCAAATTTACAAAATTTAAAAAAAATAATCAATAAGCCTAAGTTTATAATATTATATAGACCTGTTTTAGAAATATTGGCTTCTTTTGTAAAAATAGAAAATCCTAAAAACGTTGA